CATAAAAGAACTTTGTTAGATGTATCATCAGGATCTATAATTAATATCCAAGCAAAACCATTCTGGAATTATGAGGTTAATAGGAAAATAACAACGGCTGGCAATGTGTTACGGTCTATCTGTGCAGCTTTAGATAATGAGAAAATCCACACCTGTGTAGTATCAGATATTGATTATCAATTAGAAAGAGAGACCTTACAGTGGAATGTTTTAATAGACTTTGATTCAGCAGATCTATGTTATCAGTATTTTCGTACTTTTTCTCCAATGGCTGTGACGCCCAATGTTTCAGAAAACTCTATTGCATTCAGAGATTCTCAAATTTTCCGAAATTCTTCTATGGATGTTACAGTTTTTAAATCCTTTATACAGAATATTCATAATATTGAAGAACAGGCCGTTGCTGTTCTCACATATGTTGCGAGTAGGTTTCCAGAAATTAAGATTTTGACACGTATAGGAGATAAATTCATTAAACTAGACAACGGATTGATAACGAAAAATTTTGAATATGTTCCGATGAATATTGAAGAATTTTATGTTGATGGTACACTAATGATTAGTTATGAACAACAAAGTTATGAAGCAAAGAAATTTCTGCAGTATGTATCTACAAAAACGAGCTATGCCCTTACGAATCAGGAGATGCTTGTCTTCGAACAGCTTTCGCAAGCACGAACATGGCCTCCTAATGTATTGGCCGAATTTAATCGTTTGGAAATGGAAAAATTAAATGCTAGACAGTTGACCGACTTTGAAATTTTCCTTGCTGATGTTAAAGTTAGGTGTACAAATTCTTTACTCTTTAAATTGGTCTTAGGTTTATTAGCCGTCATTTCTATATCTTATGCCGGGATTAAGATGTTCTCTAGTGTTTCTAAGGAAGAAGAACCTATTAAGAACCAGAGAATGAAAAAACAACGTGGAGCTCTTAAAACGAGATCTGGGAAACGTTATTATGTAACAACTGCAGGAGCCGTGTACAGTGGAGATGAAGACTTTCAGGAAGGAAGGTATGAGGATTTATTGGATAGAGATGAAGAATTTGATTATTATGATCTACCTGAATATCAAAAGATTGATACACAAGTCAACCGTGTTGTGCTTTTAGATCCAGATTACTTCGATCGTGTTCTATTGGAGAAAGAAAATAATGAAAGTTATGGCATTGTCATACCTAGGGGTGGTCAATATATGATGCAGAATGTAAATATTAGGAAAAAGAACAGTAATGATAACTTTTCATTTAAGTGCGTAGCTGCATATGATTTCCCTAATATCGAATCAATCAATACTTTCAATCAAGATTTTCCTAGCTTGTCTTTAACATATAAGCAACTCTGTCATCAGGTTTTAGAGCACGGGGGTGTGACCATCATTTACAGTAGAGCAAAACGTATCCTACCCAAAATAGCATTGCCTTCAAAAGTGATAAATAATATCTTGTCTGGTAAAACAACAACTTTTTCAACAACTCTCCAAGGTAAATGTAATACATCAAATATTATCGAATTGGAGACAAATAAAAAATTTTCAATCTCATTTACTGAAACCAAGGAAAAATTAGTTGATGAGGACCGTGTAGTCAGTAAGCAATATCCAAAAAGATTTTTTAAGGTAAATACATATTCACTTCCCGAAACTCAGCAAATTTCCTCTCTTATGCGAAAGACTAGTCAATGTGATCTTTTAATGGATAAAATAAAAAGAAATGCAGTACAGATCATATCACCAAGAGGAGCAGTAGGAGGATTCCTTGTCCACAATTCCTGGATACTTACTGTAAAACATTGCGTGAGAGGTATAGATGTAGATGATATATCGATATTAGAAGAGGGATCAAATAAGCCTATAAAGGTTTTTGAGACTATAGAGCACCCACAACGAGATTTAGCTTTAATTAGGACAAACTTCTCAAGTAAGAGCTTATTATCATCGCTTTCTCACAATAGTATGGAATTTCAGGAAACTATCTTAGCTGCATTAGGAGGCGAACCCTCAATAGCTACAAGTACGAAGATAATGGCTTACGATGCTACAACTGATTTAGGAGAATGTTTGAAGAAGGACGTTTGTTTTAGGGGATCATTTAATGTGAAAGCACCTTTAACACAAAATGGCGATTGTGGAAGACCATATCTTAGTATATCAGAAAACCCCAAAATATTTGGTATTCATGTAGCAGGTTCAAAAATTTCATGCTATGGTACCTTATTGGATGTAGAATGGATCACTGAGATAGTTTCACTAAGTAGCCAACAGATATCTCGTTATGATATTCCAGAATTTTCAGGTTTTCTTGAGGTTGAAGAGCTTATCCCTTATATTAAATCACCAGATAAACCATATTCTACACCATGTATTCTTGGAGAATATTTACATGAAGTTGTTCCGAATTTAAAGAGACCTGTTAAAACTTCTATAGCCGAATGTACAGAGAATGAATTATTACTGATTCCCAAGAACGCTTTAGGTGAACATGATTTTTATTTAGGACAAATATTACAATATAACGATGTTATAAAGCCTTTTCATGATGAGATATGTAATAGATTTGTTCATGGATTTGTATCAGCTTATGGAGCATCGATCCAAAATCATCATGGGTTAGATGTCTTGACACTTGAAGAAGCTTTGTGCGGTATAAATAACCCTAATGATTCATTATTTACGTATACATCTTCACTGAACTGGCAATCAGCTATTGGATATGAAATGCGCAATATGTTTAAAGTTAATAAAATGGAAGATATATTTGATCCGATTTCAAAAACATTCAAAGAAACTACAGCAGCACATTATTTTAAGACACGTGTAGAGTCAGGATATTTAAAAGCATTTCATGGTAAAAGATTTAGAGAGATTCTTCAAGACAATTTGAAACAAGAAAATAGAGAAAATGAAAAAGCCTATAAACAAAGAGTGTTTACCAGTTTTCCCAAAACATTATCTGTATTAATAAGATCATTCACTCTACGATTTGCAGGTTGGATGATAAAACATGAAGAATTTCTTCCATATAAGATTGCTATGAATACCGCAGCAGAATTTGATACCATGCGACGAGATGCTGAAGTATTTGATGCCCATCTAAGATCTTTTGGGTTTGATGTCAGCAGATGTGATAAGCATATTCGAAAACAGTTTTTTCAAGATGTATTAGGTAAAATTTTTAAGAAACTTATAGTCATTTCACATAGTAACTCTAATTGCAATTGTAATCATACATTAGAGCAGCATCTTAATGCTATAGATGTTGTTATTTTACACCTATACGACAATTATGTGGCCTCTCAGGATTGTATTTATCATAAAACTACAGGAAGCTCATCAGGCTCAGATTTGACAATTATCATCAATGTGCTTTACTTAGATTGGTGTTGTTTTGCATGGTTTTGTTATATAGCTTCTACAACGAAACGCTTTCCACCTACTTTTGAAGCTTACAGAAAGTTAGTTTTTCCTTTCTTTTGTGGGGATGATGGTAAGATAACAGTTAACCATAATTTCGCTGATGTATTAAATTTCAAAACATTGAAAGAGTTTTTGGCAGGACGAGGCATAAATATAGATACACCCAATAAAGATGGTGAAGAATATGAAACCTTACATTTTGATGAGATTCCTTTTGTTAGCCGGATGTGGGTACAGCACGTGGATGGAACTTATTATCACAAATTTAAAAAAGAGGTTATTTCTGGTTTAATCTATTGGACAGTGGATACCAGCACCACTCAAATTGATCTCGCTTTAGAATTACTTAGCGAGTATATAGCGCCCCATGGGGAAGAATTGTATGATAAGTTTTATGCTGGTGTTATTAAATACCAGCAAGAGAATTATTCATCCTTTTCTGTTCCTTCTTACTCAGAAGCCCTCTTTAAGACGCTTCGCCATATTAGAGGAATGGCATTTGTTCAATTGAAAATAGATCAGGAAAATCCAGATCAAAATTCATATATTAAAACCCAAATGGAAATGTCTTCGGTAAATGAAAATACATCCGATGTGGTGGGAGAAAAGAAGGTTAAGTACCGTTCTTTGAATAAGAAATATAAAAAATATATTCAACGTATTATGGATCGTCTCACTCAAGCACTTGTAAATATAGAGATAGGAGATCTCATGAGCGACAACAGTTATCCCGTTGCTGATTATGATAAGTTGATGGCTTATTTGAGTTTGTGTAAAGCAATAAAGCGGAGAAATGTTTTTCCGTTTAAACCTATGCCCTGCCCATCACCATCTTGGGTAGAAGAGATGTGTCCACATCCAATTTATTACTGGATATATGATATAATCTACGATGCAATGAATCATTTTCCATTTCCTGATAGTTTCATGTCTCTTGCAAACGATTATGTTCTTTTGAAATTATTCCCAACTATAAAGGCTAAGTTATCATGGATGAAAGATGAGGAAGAAGTTTTTGAAACGCCAAATGAATCAGTTGAAGATATTCGAACCCAAATGATGCGTAATGCTAATCCCATGCAGAAAAATAATACAGGTGCATTTATAGATCCAGAGCCTGATGCGCAACAATCAGGTTTTCAAAGTTTCGTGCAAGGCAATTCGAACCCAGTTCCTGAGCAATCTTCACTTGCAACCGTGGATGTCCCAACTATGCCTGCTATGGAAAATATGTTTGTTTCCAGTACAATACCTTATGGAAACCCCTTGCAAACTCGTCTTGACTATTTACCAGATTCTCTTTTGGCAGCGGGTGGTGTTACTGAAGATCTTAAAGATTTAGCATATGGTTCATACCAAGTGGTAGAAGTAATTCAAGTTCCCGTGAGTACACAACAAGATCGTTTAGTATATACTGTCTCATATGGTCTAGATCTCTTAGGAGGATATGCTGGAATATGGGCTAAGCTACATAAAAGATTCACAGGACCAATTGCCGTAAAATTCACCTTTATAAGTAATTCCGTTATTCAAGGATCCATGAGAGTTTACTGGAATCTTCCTGGAAAACCTCGGAATATTGCTAATAGTAGTCCATATGGGGCACGAGATGTTGATTTATCAGCACCGAGACAAGAGATAAATATGATGCTCCAACCAATATCAGGACCTGATGGAAAATTCTTCTTTACTACTGGTGAACCAAATGCAGACCAGGCTGAAATTAATATTATTACACTAACGGATATAGGGAACAGTTTTTCAGGCTTAGGAAATATTCAGATTGTTGTTGAAAGCAGAATTTTGCCGACTATGAGATTTGCTGATCCTTATGGAACTGATGAGGTTGCCCCAGTAGATCAGAGTTTAGAACAAGCTCTAGTTCTTTCTGAAGTTGATCTGTCAGATTCAACGATCTTTATAGAAACGAAAAGATATCCAAAATTTCCTGATTTGCCAGCAGATGTTACCAACTTTATGACGCCTTTAAACACTGATATTACCCGGTTAAAAGATTTCAGTCCAACAACAACTACTGTTGATTTTGGAGTGATACAAAATAGTAAATGCCGTCTTTCTAATGATACAATTGTAGATGATTTGAGAACTGAAGCCGGTACCTATAATACTAATACATATACTGCAGTAGTTGGTGATGATAGTATCAGCTATGATTGTTCAACGACCATAGTTGGAGGTAAAGTTTTGAGGACAGTGCAGGGGATATCTGCACAACAAGATTTAACCTTTTATACATTAAATGAGAAGGAAACCCAAACAGCCAGTGTGAGTTCATTGAATAAGGTTTCGAGGATAGGTAACCGACTAGTATCGAGTTTAGATTATAATTTAATGTTTAGATATAACGGAAATGTTACTACTGCTTATTATCATCCTACTAGACCACTCTTAGTGTATCCAAAAGCTTTAAACGCCTCTGAGGTTGGCAATATTACAATTGATTCTTCACTAGATACATTGACTTTGCCACAGAACTTTTACACAATTGAAATCGGCGCAATCAGTTTGAGTGACCCTATTATGGAGACAGCACCTGATTTGAATTCAGCTGTTAGAAGTCAAGCAGGTTGGGTTATTTATAATTATTGTCGTGAGAACTGTCCTGATGGAGGTCAAGTTAAGATTTCAATAGTAGATCCTACATTTAAGACAACAATTGTGGAATTTCTTTATAGACGCGATATTGGTTTCTTCACTAATGCTACAGCAGCACAAATTAATACCTTTTTTAACGGCACATTAAATAATTTCCAAGTTAGAACGCAGATATATAAAGACAAGGCTACGGTCCAATTAAATAATGATTTTAGTAGTTTCATATCACGTGTGGCAACTGAAACAAAAAAGGTACCTAGGATTCGCACTGAAGCCGCTATTATTGGAGGTATTTTTGGTGGGATTGGGAGTGGTCTGACACAATGGGGACAGTGGAACCATGAGAATGAAATGCAACAAGCCGATATAAACAATAGCAGATATTTAGCCACTTTGAACAATCAAAATAGCATCATGTTACGTCAGATGATGGGTGAACAGACTCTCGAACAAATGAATACACGTTGGAACCAGCAAAATATGTATGATAATATCAATCGTACAGCAAAGAACGTGAAAGGAGCTTCGCAAGGAGCTATGTTTCAGCCAGCTAGAGCGCCGACCAACAGGCGTAATAATAAGATGGCCTCTTTACGTCCGGACCAAGATCCACTGGGCGTAAGCGATCAAAGGGCCAAACAACAATATAACGATCGCAGAAATATGAATAATCGGAATTTCCAAAATATGGATACTTTCGATTTCGGAGAGAATAAGCAACAACAATATGCACAAGGGAAAAATATCCCACATACAAATGCAATCACCTCCAATTCACCCATGATGGACCAAAGTACAATTAGCGAGACTAGGTCTGTTAATGGCTCTGATCAACGACCAATTTCTTGGTCGCAAGCTACCACCTTGAACAACTTAGGTGGAGCTCCAAATATGAAATCTAACAATCAACAGAAAGGTTTAGAACTGGGGCAGTTTACAAACTGTCTTGGTGTA